CTTGTCAATCAACTCGGTCATTGTTCCGAGAGTTTTTTCGATTTCCGGATTAATCTCAAAGATTGATTTTTCGTTTGTACCTTTCGCAGCTTTAGTCGCAGCGGCGTTAATCATGGTATTCAAACTGTCTAGTGATGCAATTTCTGCCTCTGAATAAATAGACTTCCCAGTCTCTTTGTCCACAAAAGGAGAGGAATATTCAGCCAATTCAGAATGCTCGTATGTCATCAGCTTAGGATCTGTTGACCCCGGAATTGACGTGCAAGCATCAATATTGATGTCCACTCCGCAGATTGGAGAAATTGCAAACTTAATTTTGTTCTTTGAGTTCTCAACAGTACTTGCCGCCAAACACTTTGTGTAAATAGATGCAGGCAACTTCATCACCATAACTGTATTTTCATACTCTGGATGGTTTTTGTCCTCAACAATATACACTCGAGTCCAATGCTCGGTTTTTTTAGAAAAGAACTGCTGGGCAATTATATTGTCTTTCTCGTCCTGAGAATAACGATAATGCTTCCATGCAGTAAAAATCTTGCAAGTCTTATCCCCAATAGTCAATGGTGAAATTACGCGGGTGCCGGTGTTATCCGGGTTTTGCAAATAATAGGTTTGCAAAGAGTGAATAGATTTTGTAATGTCCTCCGGATCCGGAATTATTCGAATAGTCGCACGGTAGTGACCATCTGTGAGAATAGAGTCTTTTAATCTAATTTTGTATATGTTTGAATTTTCAGAATTTCCTGAAATCTCTTCTTCTTTTACAGTACCAAATAAATTTTTAATGTCCATTTTTAATTAATTTTAAATATTTTAATAAATTGAAAAAACTTTTATTTTGCAGATTTTTTATCAGGTTGCGCTAATGCAATGTCGTAACATGTATAAATATATTTCAAATAGTTGTTGTAATAAGTAACTTTCTTAAATACATTTACCCATTTCAAATACATACCAACAATTGCTTTGTCGTAAGGAGCTTTCTTATCATAAAAGAAATGCGCTACAGATACAAGGACCGCGTAATTTAATTTTTTGGGGTATCCTTTCACTTGGTCATACATGTAAGCAACCTGCGGCAGATTTGTATTTTCATTGCCGGTAAGCAAAAGTTCTTGCAACACACCAAGTGACTGTGTCTGCTCTTCAGATAATTCAATGTCCTCATTCAATTTACCCTCAACTTCTGTAATCTTTGCAATCAAATTTTCTTGCACTGCAGATTTTTCCTCTTTTGAAGCGGACTCCATTCCTTTTCTTAGAACAGAAAGCGATGCAGCATTCAGTTGCGTCGAAGTTGTGTCCTGGGATTCATCATACGGAACAGGCTCCCATTTAAATTCTTCTTTTTCCTTTGCCATAAATTTTAATACTTTTAATTAAACTTAAAATACAATAAATTTTGTTGCGGGAACGAGACTCGAACTCGTGACCTTCAGGTTATGGGCCTGACGTACTACCATCTGCACAACCCCGCTGTACAATTATAATATAACAATTTTTCTAAAATCAGAACTAAATTTGTTATATTTTTTTTATCATTAACATGTGCCGGTGCTTTAATTCCGGATCGGCAGATACTACTCTGCTGCTCTATTTTATGAATTCGCAAACTCACAAAATTTTTTCTTTGAACTACACATGCTTTAAATATCCGCAGGTATCTGAGTCAAACAGAAAGTCTCTGAGTTCTTACCTCAGTGAGTTTACGTTACTCTATCCTGCACTATTTCTTTGAGCCTTATGTAAGAATCGAACTTACGACCTCCGGTTTACAAAACCGGTGCTCTAACCATCTGAGCTAATAAGGCACAGGGGTGCTTTTAAAGAGGGCACCGCAACTCTATTCGATGATTTCCCGGTGGCCCTGTGAAGTAACACCGAAAGTACTTCACGTCATTAGGACGTTAACTGTTCCCTCAAAGCGAGCAGTGAATGCAAATTCTTTATACATGATTTAAACATGTATCCCACCGATTAAGCGTCGGGTGCTCTGCCTGAGCTAATAAAGAATAGTAACTAAAAATTCATTCTCGTTACATGTATATATAATACTATTTTTTCTATTAGAACGGAAAAATTAAAGAATTTTTTTAGAAATTATCTACTAATTCAACCATTCAGGTTTAAAACATTGATAATCAACAAGTTAGGTATACAAATCTAAACAAAAGGTTTAGGTTCAGAAAATTTTTTTCCTTTATATATATATTAAATAAAAAAAAATTTTTTTTTCTGGAAATGCAAGAATGCGAAAGCAAATTTCATTTCTAAACTTTCTAAAAAATATACACTCTGTTTGTATGTGCTCTCTTGATGTATTTAAACGGGTCACATACTCGCTCTGTATATCATCATTGCATTCAGATAGTCACATACTCGCTCTGTATCGCATTTAAATCTTAAAGATAGCAAAACAGCTTACTTTTGTATTTAATCGCGATGTGAGTCAATTAAAGTACCTTCTGGAACGATTTGATATAAATAGTACATTTTGTAGCTTACATACCGGATTCGATTTATATTTGCTTCAATTCCAGAGAAAAAAATTTTTTTTTTATTTAATATATATATAAAGGAAAAAAATTTTCTGAACCTAAACCTTTTGTTTAGATTTGTATATCTAACTCGTTGATTATCAGCGCTTTAAACCTAAATAGTCAAACATTGTCGCTTGTTGGAACTCAAACTGGTCACATATTCGCTCTGTATATCATCATTGTATTCAGATAGTCACATACTCGCTCTGTATCGCATTTAAATCTTAAAGATAACAAAACAGCTTACTTTTGTATTTAAACGCGATGTAGGTTAATTAAAGTGCCTTCTGGAACATTTATACAAAAAGAGCCCCCTCAGAAACTTTTAATTTCTAAGGGGACTCAAATATTTATGGTAAAGAAATCTTAATATTTCGGCATAGATGGCATTTTCGGCATAGATGGCATTTTTGGTGCACTATAATTTGCCTTTTGCTGTTCTTGCTGTTGCTTATTTTCCTCTTTTACATATTCAGCAGCTTGTTCCATTATTGTTTCATATTCCCAAAACGGCAGTTGCTGAATTTCTGCATACGACAAATTAAAATTTTTCGCGAGTGAAATGCTGTTACGCACTAAATTTTTTATGTTTATCGTCAGAAGAGAATAGATGGCAGATTGCATCATATAACGGAAACCGGGCGGTCACCTCCTCCCCGCAAGTAGTGCAGGTTGCTTTTAATTCTTGTGGTGCATTGATTTTAATTGTATCAATTACCTCTTTGATAAATGAATAAAGCTCACCGTCTATCATGTTAAATTTCTTTTCAGCTAAATTCATGATAGTCTCCACTTTTTCCGGATTTGCCGATCCTTTTTCAATCATCCATGGCGCAACAAGAATAAATGCTCTGTTGGGTGTCTTTCCGTCCTGACGTTGTTTGACCGCCCAGTTGAGAATCATTGTGACAACAGAAGTTTTCGGATTCCATAATGTGATAGGCTCTGCGGAATAACCGAATTCTTTAGGGTCTATAATCCATTTATCTCCTTTCCAATATTTTGTGTAGTAGTCCTCCCAGTCGTCTTTTTGGGTATATGCAAGGCTTTCTGCATTTAGTTCATAAGTGACAGGATCGCCGCATGAATCACAGACAGCATCAAATTTAACTACTTTTTCCCCTTTTGCAAATGTATATTCTTTTGCTTTTAAGATAAACCAGAAACGGTCCCAGTCATGAATGTTATTCGTTGCAATTTTCTGTGCCCCGTCCTTAATAGAAACGGTAGCGTTTAAGAATTCATTGAGTACTTCAACAACTTGTAACGGGTCAGTGTCGTCTATTGTATTCCAGTTCTTTATGGCATTTACCGTTGCAGGGCGAATTCTGAATTCCCATGTTTCGGGGTATAGCTTTCCACGAACGCCCATTTCTTTTCTGTCAACAGGAACCCAGCCGCCTTCGATTGTATCACATTTTTCCAGTTTTAGCTTTTTGTGATTATCGATAAAAGTGTCAAGTCCGGCTTTTTCTGTAGGGGTCAATTCCGCTTGTGTGCCTGGAATATGGTGCAATTTTCCGAGAGATTCCTCTCCGCCTAAATTGTCAACTGCCTCTGCAGCAGCATCATAATCATTTTTTTTCATACTATTTTATTAAATATTATTTCCTATCATTTCGGTAGAGACCCGCTCTTCCTCTTTATTCAGATAAAGGACGGTCGGCAATTGCATAATTTGATATTTGTCTAGTAACGCATTTCCGGCTTTTGTCGATACGATAACTTTTTTAACATTTTTAAATTCTGGAAATTTCTCTTGTACGTGTTTGGATAACACTTTTTCGTAAGAATTTCCTTTATCGTATAATATGATAATTTTTGTAATTGCAGTATCTTTCATTTATTTTCAGATTTTAAAAAATTACAGTTTTTTTCAGTTAGTACAAGAAACCGAATATTACGAGACTTTGCAAATTTGTTTGCTGCCGTCCATTTTACTAAATTTTTACAACATGATTTTTTATCATATTTTGAAATGGATTCTGCCAGATGTGACTGGGTATACGGTTTAATTTCTATCAGATATATTTCTCCACTTACGGCTTCAACTAAAAAATCAGGGTAGTATCTGTGCTTTGTTCCGTGATATAAATACGGAATTTCTACACATTCACTACCCCAGTTTTTTACATTCGAATTTTCTTCTAATGCTCGGATAAAATTTAATTCCCAGCTGCTTCGGTAAATAATCGGCTCATAGCGAAGAGCTGAAAAAACTTTTGTGACCTCATTTGGCGAAATAATGCCTTGTTTCCATTTCTTTTTCGATTTTCTGTTTGGCAATAGTTCTTTGATATTCATATAAAATACTCTTCCGGTAAAAATTCTCGGAAATTCATTTTTTGCAGTGCATAAATATCATTTAACATTTTCAGCCTGTTCTGAATTTCAAAAGAATTTGCCGGAGCTTTCTTTTTTGTTAACTGAGTATATAATATATCTAATTTATACACACGTTTGTCTTGCAAATATACTTGACGATACAAATCGATTATTTTTGCATTAACATTAAATTCTGGGAATCCAGCCGCAGAAAAAATTTTTGCAAGCATTTGAAAGTCATATAGCCCATTATAAACGCATATTTTGTTTTGCGAATCATTAAGACACGCTTGTATGTCTTTGAGACTTTTCTTGACGGACGCTATAGTTTTATTTTGAAGCCTTAAAACTATATTGTTTCCTGAGGAAATTAAATAAATTCCCTTAACAGCAGCATCCATATCACAGTTGTCAGTATCAGCTTTCAAAATATATTTCATATTCCGGTCCTCCCTTCTGGAACAGATAGCATTTCTGCATGTTTTTTTGCAAATTTTTGCATTAGTGTTATATTATTAATAGCAATAACAAGTAGTATAGATTCTAGCTCATCATCCTTAAATGTTTCGTCCGGATATTTCTTTTTTAAATATTTTTGCATTTGTTTAAGAATTCCGACTTTCCGGGTGCTGGCAAACGTATCCAGTCCATCAGAGTTGTGTGCATCTCTTGGAGCAAGGGTCTCAATTTCTTTAGACAATGCGGTAGTCAGCTGACCTGTTATTTCTTTTTTATCTTTCATACGTATATATAAAATAAATTTTTGAAATTGAACAAAAAAGTCTCAAAGAACTAAAAATTCTTTGAGGCTTTTTGATGGCTATTTTTTTTTAATATAAAGTGCACCAAGTAGGAACGTCATTCCACCGTTCTACGTCTGAAAGCTCTTCTTTGCTCTATTGTACTGCAATTGCCATCAATTTCCGATAACGCTTCTACAAGCCTTTGATTTTTCATTTTTTTTTTTTTTGATTTATTCTAAACACGCTCTTCCAGTGATTGTATTAACTGTTAGGCGTTTCCATGTTGCATTTTCTTTCCAACGGTACCGGTAAATTCCCACATTGATGTTGGACCTTATCGCGTCAAACTTTGAAGTACCATCTGTCATTTGAAAAATAATCTCATTATTATCTGTTTTCCCAATTTTTTTTATAACAGTATATTTATAATTAAGCGTTTGAATCACAGGGCCTTGACAAACCGGAACAATTCCAAATAAAGGTAATGTGTCGGCTGCAAATAAATTTCCGCAGCAAAAAATATATACGGAAAGCAAACTTTTTTTCATCAGACTATCAAAAGTAATTTTTATTATACTTACTCATTACATTTATATATAATACGCAAATAGTAATTAGAACAAAACCAATTAATAATTTGCCGTCAAATTGAATTGATAGTATGTTGGCTCTGAAATAAGATTTGTACGAATATCAAAAGAGATAGGAAGAGACGTTGATTTCTTACCGATTAATTTGTAGGCTGCAGACAGTTGCAACTCTATCACATCACCTGGGGCGAGCTGAATATACTGGGTAGTTTCTGTGTTTGCAAGAACAATTTTGTTTTTCGCAGAAATTGTCAGGTGCGCTTTTATAAAATCCGGATTCGTGGCAGTCGGGAATGGGGAAATGAAATAGTCTCCATCGGAATTAATTGTATATGCTTCGCCGGTCAGCTTATTCTTGTTTCTCAAATAGAACAATTGATTATGCAATTGCGCCGTAGTCAGTTCAGAAGTACCTTCGTAATAATGTATCATCGGGGTTGTGTCTGTTCCGGCACCGGTGTAGTCTGCAGCGGAAACGAGTTGTGATTCTGTCGGCAGTACAATAGCTGTCGCATCGCCATAGAATAACGGATAAACACGTATTACGTGACTTGTCGGATTGCTGAGTTTCATAGTTATATTTTGTGTAACCTCAGTCTCCGTCGTTGTCATGCTGGAATAGTCCGGTAGCTGCAAAGTATTATTAGAATACGGGGACAATGCAAGCGTCATTGAATCCGTAATCAGTGAAATATTAAGATTTCCCGAAACCGTTCCATATACATCATCATACAATGAAGTCAGTTTGGCACTCATGTCCTGCAGTTTCTCTTTGAGGCTTATAATTTTCTGTTCGGAGGATACAAACCCAGATGTGATATGGTCAGCGGTATGCCAGAATTTGATATTATTATCTGTCACCGAATTGCCAACATGGTCTGAAATTCCTTTTTGGTCCAATAGTGTTGTCAAATTAGAAACATCAACATCACTATTCACATTAGATAGGATAGAATTTATCTCTTGTGTCCGTAAAAATTCTGTAGGGAACGAAACACTTACGGTTTCAGACGTTGCAGTGTTGAAATCAACAAATGGCTGTCCTGCGGATAATGTAATATTGTATTTAAACTCAACAATTTCATTTTGAGTAATCGGAACGACGAACTGGCTGAATTTCTGTTCTGAGGACTCAGATGTTTCTGTGTGAATGATTGTCCCGTCAGAAATTCCGATTTCATTTAAATTTTTTATAGTTTCTGCATTTTTCCAATCAGAAAAAACAGTATTGTTGAAATTGATTACGTTTCCGACGGTGTTCTCTACATTCCGCTTGCGATATAGCACATTTACTTTATAAATTGACAAATCGTTCTCTCCGGAAAGTAGTGCATTGATGTCTGCAAGTGCAGTAGTAGTATCTATATATCCATATACGGCATATTCTGCATTTTCTACCGGGGTATCATTTCCGGCGGTCAAAGAAGTAATATCAGACAGGTTGCGGTTGATAGAATTTGTCAGCTCACTAATCTGAGACTCTAGATTTTTCTTTTGGAGATTTAGGGAATCTTTGCTTTTGCTGGTCGGCAAAGAGAAATCTGTAGTATTGATTTCATTTGTTATGCTATCCAAATCATTTTGTAAATCAGATTTGGTGCTTTCATTCGCAACTTTCTGTTGGTAAAGTGACTTTATTTTTGTTAAATTGCTGGTATTGCCCAGATGTGAATTGCTTCTGAACACCTTTGCCTGTAAATAACTTGCAGCCGGAACATACGATGTGACCGCCGAAATAGAATCGATTTTGTAGTTGCTTACTGGCTCAGTCATATATGATGTCATATCCAGTAGCTTTTGGCCAATATTGTTTACGGACTTATAATAGTCGGCAAAACTTATATCTTTGTCACTCAGCAACTTAAATACATCATAGCCAAGCCCGGATTCCAATACGGAACGAACTCCGAAACCATTAATAACCCCCGGGAAAACAAATATATATTGTGTATTATCTAATGGTATATATGCCGTTCTGTTACAAGAGCTGCTAATAAGATAGTCTTTGTTGAAAAAACTGAGCGTGTAATATCTTTCTGCTGCTCCGGAATTTTTATCTTTAATATTTGCCCATGCACCGTTCAGAACTTTGACAGTAACTATATTCGTAGCTGTATCTATGGCAGTAAGTTGTAATTGAGTTTTGTCTCCGTCAACCAACAGAATATCTCCGACTTTGAGTGCGGTTTTTTCTTTCAGTTCATCATAATAGACCAACTCACCGTCCAGACTGAGTTTAAAAAACGTCGATCCGTCATCCGATGTTGTTTGCTCAATGATATTTGAGATTATCCACGAGCCACGTGACCCGTTTTGAGCAATAGTAAATTGATACTCTTTATCGGTTATTGAATAATCAACATTTTCTGTCAGTGATGCCTTTAAACAAGCTATCAGTTCACTATAATCAACTGTTAAAGGACTTGCGTCCGTTGGCAAGTAATTACTTACCTGCTCATACGCTGCGGAATTCAACAGTTTTATTTTACGGACAAAAACAGAATTGATGTCTGACGGCACAGATGAAAAAGAGAAATTTAGTGCCGGACTTGGCGCTATTAAGTCTTTGAATAAACTTGGATTGTATGTAGAGAACTTTGCAGCTGCTGAGAAATCTGGAATTGCCGGCACATTCTCATAGCTTTCAAAAAATATTTTGCGTGTATTCCCATCAAAATTATAGGCGGCAGACCCAGTTTTCGGAGCATTGACTATACGGTCAAATGATTCTGAAAGGTCTGTCAGCTTTTTAGACAGTGACAGAAACGACGGTATTTTGTATCCGGTTTCGTTGACTGTAATGTCTATATAGTCCTTATTAGTGTAAAACGCGTCATTCAGTCCCGAAAGAATTTTTAAGTTCTCTTGGGAATAAGTAGCCAGTTCCTTAAGTGCTTCTGTAATTCGTGCCATCAATTATAAGTTTTGGAACAATAAACGTTGAAACGAAAAATCGGTATATGCACCGGGGGCAATAGACCATTTTTGACCATTCAGCTGACTGGTGATTTCTAAGCCTTCCGGATAAATATGAATAATACAGCAACCGCCTACATTATAGACGTTCTGTGATATTTTTGTAATTTCAAAATGCGGGAATAAGAACTTAATTGCATCGTGGTTAGTCAGCTTTCCGAAAACTTGCTGGAAAAAGAACGGCAGTAAAGTTGGCTCTGCGTCGCGGTAAAAGTTTTTCAGTTTCTGCACATTCCCGGGAAGAGCAAGTCCGGATTTAGTATAAATTAACGTATCGATATCTTCCGGGCGGATATATTGTTTAACAAATAAGACTTTTGTTTCTTGATTATCAATAATATATCCAAAGCCCTCGATAACTTGTTGAACAGACTTGCTATTTAGAAAGTCAATCAATCCGTCACCTTTGCTGTTCTCATTACATAACAAATCGATGCCCGCCATCATTCCTTTTGCACATACGGTTTCAGTTTCTTTATCAAATGTTACGGTTGTGTCGTCCTCAAAAAAATTGCGGTACAAATTTTTAACAAAAAAATAAATCTCGGGAGCTTTGTCCGCAAATATAACCGTTTCCGCTCCGATACTTTCGATATGCGGGATAACTTTATAGCAATCCAACATTTCGCCGAGATTCTTGATGCGCCCGTTTTTGAATGAACGGGAAAAAGTTACATTTTCAACTTTCGGCATCGTCAGCAATCTCTCTGCAAAATCATCACGTGTCAGTTTATAGCCATTAATGATGTAATCATGTTGAGCTCCGTCAGAAGTAACTTTTCGCATTGTGCAAGATGTGCATGGTCCCCAAATGTTATTGAACGTTCTGCACACCTCATCCATTAGTTCACCTTGATACCCGTTGTTTGTAATCATTTTATAATATACTGTTTTTCATTTATGTGCGAAAGACTATTAATATAATATAAAGAAAAACTATTTGCTGCTTCTTCGCTGGATTAAAAGACGTTCAAATAAGTGCTTTCCATTAATTTTCGGTTTAGTATGATTTATGAATTTGAACTGTGCCGGATTATAAACAGTTATAAATGAAGTCGGCACACCCATAATGCCCATGTAATCACTTGGAATGTCTTTTAACCGGTTAACATTAATTATATCCGTGCCGTCATACATAGGGTATTCATCGGGATTATATTTTTTGTAAAGTTCGATAAAGTTGCGGGTGACGCTACTTTGTAAATTCGTAAACCAGCATACATTTCCAAGTTTCTGTGTCTTTCCTTCCGGATTAATGAAATCAGTTACTTTATTAACGCCACATAAAAACTTGCCTTGCACAATATATTCAGCACAGTGCTTATATGAACATGCCATCATAGGGCCAATTATCAGAAACTTTTTGTTCTCCTGTATTAGCAAATCAACATAATCGCGGAATCTGCTAAACGGCGGGTTATCAATTATAATGTCACAGGCATTTAGCATTTTAATACACTCATCACTGTCAAAAGAGCCGTTACCGGATAAATTATAAACATGTTTGTTAACAAATTCATCATATTCTGCATCGGAAGCGACTGGTTGGTCAACAGTATTTATTTTTAGCGCAACCCCATAACCATTTTGATTATAGCCACTTACAATAAATTCTTTTAATTGAAGAGACTCAAAATTTCTTATAAAGAATTTTGCAAAATTGCTTTTCTTAGGGTCACTGCAATTACAATAAACAGACTTTCCTGGGAATGCCTTGATATAATTAGTAATTTCTTTCTCAATGTCTGAATACGCCGTGTATAGTTCATCATTAGAACTATGATATTTCCGTATATTTAAAGCCTCTGCTCTGTATTTCATTTTAATAGTTTGTAAAGCAAAGGCTCTCAAAGAATAAATTGTTCTTTGAGAGTCTTTTAATTTTTATAATAAGTTTTTCAACTTGTGTAAATTTTCTTTTCTTGTTTCAATTCCGTTTGATCCGCCATTAATAACTTTCGTGATTCGGTCTATATTATCAGCGTCCGCCAGGGTATTCAAATTATGCGTTGCCCAAAACCAAATTGCAGAAAGGACCGCGACTTCAGGGCTTGAAGCAACAATTTCTGGGTGCGTAACAATATCTAAATGTGACCATTTCGCAAATGCGGTATAATTCGCCTTCCCTGTTACTTGTATAAGTCCGCGACCTCTGTATTTATACCCGTCACCATCTGCCTGCGGTGTATTTCCCAAGTTCTTTGCCAGTCGCCCGGTATCATATTTTTCAAAGTACGATTTTCCGCCAAGCTCTGTGACAAATTTCAAATTACCGGATTCTGTTAAGACCTGTGCCAGAAAATGGCAAAGCCGTAATTTGGTATTTATTTTGAATTGCTTGCAGTATGTAACTAAATACGGACTGTACAGTAAGGCATTGGATTTAATGGCAAATGCAGAAAGTACGGATATAAGTTTCTTTTCCGTTAATTCTTCTTCCATTATACATTCGTTTCACTTGCCCAATCAGAATAGAACTTAACTTGTAGTTCAACGGGATCCCCGGAAGTATAGTCTAAGGTATCAAATGCGGATTCCATTGTCATCATAACATCTTTAAAGACAACTTGTCTGTATACATCGCCAGCGCGGTTGGCAATAGAAATCATCAGATAGTCTGCAACATAGTCTTTCTTATTGACGATTTCCCCGGTAGAAAGATTATATCCCAGCATATTCCAGGCTTTAAACAGCTTATAAATATAGTTGTCTGTTGTGTTTCTTAAGTTCAAGGTAAGGGTTACACCGATTTCATGGGAGGTTGACTGCAACTTTGATTTGAAAAAAGTACGAGTTGTTCCCATAAATGTCTGGGTAACTGTATCCACAGTCGGATCAAGAGTTTTTAGTCCGTCGACTTTTGTTACATGTTCGGTAAGAACGGCAGAATCTTTTAAAAATTCAGCTTGTAAAGCAGATGGTAAAGTGAAATAGACCTCAAAAAGTGAGGGGTCAACATAATCATATTTGTTTCTACCCGCTTCAGAATTTTGGATGTGAGGTAATGGCATAGTATTTAATTAAATAAGTTTGTTAAATCATCGGTAGTCTGTAAAGTCAGATTATATTGATGTCCGGTCCAGACTAAGCTGTTTGCCGTTGCTGTTGAATCTAACGATACCGTTCCGTCAACAACAGTCAAAGAAAGACTATCATTTAAACTACTGCACAACGTACTGGGAGCTAATAGCTTGTCGTCCCCAGAATAGCTCCTCAGCCCCGTTGCGGCAGAGTAGCTTATCGATCCGGTATTTGCATTTATAATATTATTTGCAACCGTTATATAAGGAGACTGACCGGTAAGATTTGATGCGATAGATGCAACGGAAACCCATATGGGCTCTTGCGACTCAGTGTTAAAAATGAACTCCATAACCGGGAAATCACCGGTATATGTAGCGCCGGCCGGTAATTCACTTGCAGAATTATAGACTGCAACGGATTTTAAGAAAATGTCTTCCGTTAATGAAGAGGCATCAACAGTAATTGTGAACTGGCTTGTCGTCCCGTCATCATACGTCACTGTTGATGCACCGGAAAGTGCACCGGTAGTTTGTTTGACTATGGAAGCATCAGAGAGACTTACAACTGCCGGGGTGCGGGTCAATGGGTCAAAGGGGAACTCAGCAGAGAACAGACTTTCTATTTTTGGTTTTGTGATGTCTCCATAATTCATTTTCGGATCATCTGGAAACAAAATGTGGCCAATCATCACCATTTCGGAATAATCTGCAACATTATGTATATTATCCAAATTGTCCCCATAGTGGAAGTCACCGATATTGTATGGCATTGTCTTTCCTTTGAGGGAACGAGTTGTCAAATCCGGATTCCAAAAATCACCAACAAGGGACGTACCCAAAAATAATGTTGCCCCGTAAGTCGTTATATGTGTGAAAGCATACGGATTAGTCGGTAAGTTCAGTAAGAACTCACTCCACGACTTATTTGAAAATGTAACGTCCTCCCCAGTGTTCCAAGTCAGGCGCTGTTCTTTATTCCATACTGCAGACAGTGCCGTAGAAAGGGAGTCGCCAGCGGTATAAAAGTCTGTTGTATCTGTCAGGACCAAATCATTCGCGTTTGTCGTTCCGTAAATCTCATTGCCCTTATAAATTCGGTTGTAGAATGTTCCGTCATCATTAGAAACATATGATACATAATTTTCTCCGGGGTAAGATTCCGAAACATTTGCAAGGTCCCAAGTTGCGGAATCGGTGCTCAAAAACCGAAAAACATCCTCACTGGTTACAATATACTGCCCATCTGCGGAAAGGTTTCTCCAAACATTATCATTTATGCCGGAGCTGAGTACCACATAGTTACCGGTATCACCTGCAACATACGTAGAATCTGTATAATTTTTAATGCCTACCGCAACGATACCGGAAACAACGTCTTTCTCCGCTGTTGTATAATAGCAAACAGTAACCGGCTGGCCAATCAGATGGTACTCAAATTGAGTCAACGCATCAATTGCCGCTGTATATCCCAGAACGGGCTCACTATTTCGTAGTACTTGTAAATTATAGAGCATCTGAACTTTTTCTATTTACTTATATAATATAATATATAAAAAATCCCGCAAAGATTATTATTCTTTACGGGATTTGTTTGCATGAATCAGAAAAAATTATCAGACGAAACTACCTTAATTAAACGCCCATTCTGGCTTTTTGTATGGTTTGTAAAATTTTGCCTTATAAAAAACCTGGAACTTAGTAGCTTTTGCGGTATTCCAATTCGATAAATCGCATCCAATTTTTGTGTTACTAAACATAACGCTCATATCTGTTACGTTACTAACGTCCCACTTAGATATATCACCATCAAAATCTGAATCAGCGAACATAACGCTCATATCTGTTACGTTACTAACATCCCACTTAGATATATCACCATCAAAAATTGATTCACCAAACATGTTTCTCATAGTCTTAACCTTACTAACGTCCCACTTAGATATATCACCATCAAAAATTGAATGCAAAAACATGTTTCTCATAGTCTTAACCTTACTAACGTCCCACTTAGATATATCTCCATCGAATGCGGAATATTCAAACATATTACTCATATCTGTTACGTTACTAACGTCCCATTTAGATATATCACCGTCAAACTCGCCGAATCCATATCCATCATCACTTTTAGAAAAAAGGTAATTCATGCCTTTAATCTTACTGGTATCAATAAAATTCAAGTCACACTGGTTTCCCTGCTCCTCTATTGTATTCTTTATAATATCAACAAGTTCTCTTTCGTCTTTTGGTTGAACAGCCGTTTTATTATTATCCAAGCTTTCACAAAGTTGTCTGAAAGCTCTTCTTTGCTCTATTGTATTGCAATTGTCATCAATTTCCGATAACGCTTCTACAAGTCTTTGATTTTTCATTTTTTTTTTGATTACTTATATAATACGAAACTTTATCAACACAATTCTTTAAAAGCTGTATATCTAATCATCACAACAAAATTATCATCAATACTCCCAATCAGAAGGCTTCCCGTTGGTCTGTCCATTTCAAAATGATAAATTCCTTGGGCGACCATCGCGGCATTTTCGAGCTCTGCGGCATCAAAAGATAACTCGTCCGAATTAGGGACCAAATTAAGATTGCGTAATGTATCCTCTACTGTCATATCCAAAAACAATCCGATAATCTTTTTCGCAGCGCATTCATCAATCGTTCCGGAAGTCAGTTTCGTAAATCTTTCCTCAATTTCAGACTCATCTATATAATGGGAATCTCCGCTAAATTTCATCGGAAACTCCGGATTTTCTATTTTACTCATAAGATAATGTTGTTTTGATATTCAATTCAGAAAGAATTTCTAAAAATGCGTAATCCAGACACCCGACTGTATAGGTAACCTCAACAGAATTTTGCTTTAAAAATACCAGCACATCACTTAGTGCTTTTTGAAAAACAAACCGTATATTTTCCCCATCATTCTTTTTTGCAATTGATTGCCAGCTCATTAGCAATACATACAGTCGGTTATCAATAAACTCTGTTTTGTCTTTGTAGTCCTCAACAACGGAGCTTCTCAATAGGTCAACATCTGCATCCAAAAATACCCAATCGCAGCCTCCCCAAGCAAGTTTAATAGTTTCCATTATTTATTAAATTTATCGTTTATAACTTGCACCGATATTGCTGCATCATTATACTCATCACTATTGTCATAGATGATTTTCTTAATTCCCGCAACAACAGACTTTGACCATATCCGGGACTTGCTTGTATCCCCCCAAATTTGGAAAATAAACATCATGCGATGATAGTCTGACGATTCAAACCAATATTTTGCAAAGGCTTTATTTTCGAATCTCCGGTGCTTGGCAAATTCAGCAGTAAGCAACAACATTAAATGGGTACAGTGCATAATATTTCTATTTTTTCGTTTGGGATTTATTTCCCTCACAAGTATATATAGAGCAAAAAATATAATTAGAACAAAAATACCAATTTATTCTCCTGTATACCAATCTGGAATTTTATACATGCCTTTGACTCTCGGGCTACTAAACATTTTATCCATGTGCGCCCTCTTGTTGACTTTCCAGTTATAATATCTTTATTAAAAAATGCAGAGCTTGCAAACATTGCAACATATCCCTTACGGAACTTACATCCCAATTGCCCATCGGATGCCCGTTTGTAAGCGGTTTTGCCCCATTATTAAATTCACTACCGTAAAACATTAATTGCATATCTTTAACATTACTAACGTCCCACTTTGATATATCTCCATTAAACTTAGAGGTCTCGAACATAGCCTGCATGTTTTTAACATTACTAACGTCCCACTTAGATATGTCTTTATTAAATTTAGAGCCATTAAACATATGGTTCATATCCGTCACATTAGAAACATCCCAATTCGACAAATTCCCCTGAAAATAATACGTACCGGAGAACATATAGCTCATATCCGTCACATTAGAAACATCCCAATTCGACAAATTCCCCTGAAAATAATCGCTTTGGGCGAACATACTATTCATGTCTGTTACGTTAGACACGTCCCAATCCTCTAAACTATAAACTGAAGTTGCGTACATAAACATGCCACTCATGTCTGTTACGTTAGATACGTCCCACTTAGATATGTCTTTAGTAAAAGCAGAATGGCAAAACATCTCGTGCATGTTCGTTACGTTAGATACGTCCCACTTAGATATATCACCATTAAATTTTGAAAAATTGAATAAATCACTCATATCTGTGATCTTGCTGGTATCAATAAAATTCAAGTCACACTGGTTTCCGTGTTCCTTTATTGTACTATCTATAATCTCAGCAAGTTCACTTTTGTCTTTTGGTTGAACTGTTGTTTTATTTTTATCTAAGCTTTCGCAAAGTTGCTTAAGAGCTCTTCTTTGCTCTATTGTACTGCAATTGCCATCAATTTCAGATAACGCTTCTACAAGTCTTTGATTTTTCATTTTTTTTTTTTGATTACTTATATAATGCGAAATGTTATTTTGTTGCCTGTAGCAAATTGAAAATATCAGTGATATTATATTGATCCGTTGTTACGGTTGATGATTTTGTAAATTCCGGCAATATTCGCTTTGCATACGTGTATTTTTTATTCTTACAAGTGTGTTCCATTATAATATTTATTAATTCAGTAATCACTTTTGCTTTACGAATTCCAATATTGCCAGTTCCGCAGAATAAATATTTGTTTCCCAGCCCATTGACTGCCGTATCCAATTCCTCTTTTGTAAATGTCTTACCGGCAAAAGTTCCTTCTATCTCATTTAATAATTGTATACTTTCATCTGCAAGTTCTCCTGCCGCTTGTTTGACTTTATAGTTAATAAGATAACCATATCGCTCCAAAAGCGAAAAATTATAGGAATTTGTTTTTTCACACTGACCAAACATTTTCCGTATATCTGTGATTCCGTAATATTTTGCCATATAGCTTAGCGGCGTCATCATTTTCGTCATCATGTTGACGTCAGGAACTATGATCCCATCAGAAACTACTTTTATGTCCGGGCCCTTTGCGATATTACCTCTATAGGAGGAGTCAATGAAGTAATCAATGTTATCATCAGAAATTTCAGTTAACAGCTTTTTAGAAAAATCCATTTTTTTCTCTTTTGCTTTACCCTCGGCATCTTTGCCTTCTACATCCGCAGCTTCAACTTCCTCAACGTTCAGTAAATCATTATATGTCTCAATATCTATTTGCCATTTGCATTGCTGCATGTATTTCAGGCAGACCGGTACTTGCGTTGCATATAACTCATAAGCTTGGTTGAACATTTCCAGTTTCCTGGCAACCTCATTGATTTTATAACATCCGTCAATCTCCGAATAGTAAATCGAATTTGTACTAAGTGCAAACGCTGCGGCCTGTATGTTCGTTTTTTTGATTACCTTGTTCTGTTCATAATTCTTTTGTAATAATTTGACGGTTATATCCAGATACTCATCCCAATCTGCATTGAAGCATTTTTCAAATGGTAAAATTTTTGAATAGTCCTTTGGCTGCTCATTAACCAACCCCGGCAAAATCAATTCAGCATGCAAATCGCAATTTCGCAAACGATTACAAAACTGAATGATGTCCTGCCCCGAAATTACATCAGTAAAAATAACAACATATTTCTCTTTGGGCTTTGGGTTAATGTCCACTCCAACACCGAGATAGTTCGTACAATACAGCAAGTTGCTAGTATTTAGCTGTTTGTTAATAATCTGCTGCTCTTCTACGTCCTCTTTGTTGTCCCTTTTAAAATAGAAGCTTTCCGCGGCAGGCTTACAATATTTGTCAGATAAGACACCATTTACTGTACCGGTAATTTTAGATGCTAAAATCTCTCCTCTGTTGGACGGGAAAATTACTTTATATCCTTTCGCAATATAGGCGGCAATTCTTTTTGCATAAAAAAATCCGTATTTCTTATGATTACAGTTGCATATTGTCACATGAATTTTTCGGTCAAGATTGTCTTGCTTTTCTACATTAAAAATATGAATATCAGGAAACATAGCAATCTCCCCGGTCATTGTGCCGGTCATTAGTACAAATTTCAATGGTGAAACCTGAATATTCTCAATAATTTTATACAACGTTGCCCGGTATGCAGAGCAAAATATCAAATGGCTCTCATCAATAAACACCCGTTGAAATCCGTTATTCACAAATTTATCGAACGGAGTACGAATAAATGTATCAAAGGTTGTAATTACGCATGGCTTTGAAAAATCAATAGGATGTTTTTCAAACCCATAAGAATAGTCAGCGTCCTCAGCGAATTTAGATTTGATTGTTGAGGTATATGGCTCTACAATGATTGTTTTTTCATTTCGTTTTTTAAACCAGTCCCTGGCGAAATTTGTCTTGCCAGTCCCGGGTGGCGAAACGAGTAATGAAATTTTATAACCATTGAAATCCAAGTCTTTTAAATCTGACAAATACTCATTTGATTTTAAAAAAAAATCTTTCGTATTATTCTGGTTTGGCAAAAACATACTTACGTTACATGCAATGTCCTTCATTGTGGCCTGAATAGGATTCGCCTCAGCAGAAACCGTAGGATAAGCAGCATCAAATTTCAAATTTATACCGCAGGCAGACAGTTCCCCAAGAATGGACCGGTGAATTGATTTTTTCGGACGGGAGCAAGAGGCATTAAAAATTCCTTTCAATTCCGCCAGTGGTGTGTCTGCACAAATAGAATAGAAAGTTTTTTCAGCTTTCTCTCTCGGCATAATTGCATACAACGTATTAGAAATTCTCCAGCGTTGCTCGTAATTAAAGTGTTTTGATTTTAAATTTTCAGCTATAGAATAACTTGCCAACTTGCAGGAATCGTCCTGCGATAAAATATTATCCGCATTTTCATCAAAAGAAACATTCTCGGAAATTAATTTTTTCCACAGAGAATGGTCTGCAGTTGCGGCAATAATACTTTCACTGCATTTATAGGCAAAATATTCCGGTTTAAAATTTACATTCAGAAGCGGTCTTGAATCGTTACTAATATAAACACCCTGAGATATTTTGCACATTGCAGCATCCAGCATCGCAGAAGAGACAGGTATTTCCAACTGTTTCGATTCAATAATATATTTGATCGCATTTTCAATAATGATTGATTTATAAACATACGCTATTTTATACATTGATTCTATATCCGTCCCGCCATGAATATCCTTCGGAATGATATGGGTATATACATGAAGCGATTTACCAGACGATGATTTCGTAACCATAAACATCCAGTTGTATATCTTTAATATATTGAATAGCTCGGTTTTAAGAGTCTCAACATATTTCTCGCTCTTGATATCAAAATCAAAAACCTGCATTCCCGACCATTCCTTCAAGTCTCCGAGTTTCGGTCGCTTCATAGCATTGACAGAAAAAACAATTCGCCTGCCCATTTTCGGAACTGCCGAAAACTCCGCAGATGTCATATATTGATAAACATCCAATAGACTTGATATTCTCTTCGCTGCATGGTCATGGCAAGTCTCTAATATGCAGCACTTACAAGAATCCAATACGTCCTTATATTTTTTCTTGTCCTCTTCAGAGAACTGGTAGAAATCATCCGCAGAGTATTTGACCTCTGAGAACGGAGACACCGGAAAATCGTATGCGGCATTCTTAAATATCTCTTTAATATCCATGTAAGTTTCTTTTTATTACAATAATATATAAAATTTCTTCCCAGAATAGAACAAGAAACAAAATAAAAAAACAGGGCTCGAATATCATCTATGGATATCCGAGCCCCGAAACGAATTTATTTATAAATCCGCAATTAATTTATTCTATGAATAAGCATATGCTCCCCGTGTTCCCCATCAACTTCAATAAGCCAACAGTCAAGTGGTTTATAAATATATACAGGAAGATCATAATGTTCTATCAATTCTTTTGCTACATCCCAATCTGAAAAAGCAAAATAATTAGAAGACTCGTAATCCGGCTCAATATCATTCTCGGGTTGCAAATCTCTCATTGCTTTCAGAGTCGGGGTTACCGCAACGTAATCACAATAATTGTCATGCAAAAAATTGCAAAGTTTTTCGTCTTTCATTATTATTATCTATTTTCGTTTTGTAAATAAAATACTGTATTTTCTCCTTTGTCTGCATCCACTTCTACAATATAGATACCAAGGGCAGATATTTCATATACATTGCATGTATAATCCAATAGGTCTTCAAAAAGATCCGCATCATCAAAAGCGAAATATGCAACCATACTACCGTAATCATCTCCCATTGTCGATGATTCATCACCAGAGCTTTCTATTTTTCTCCAGATTTTTTCATCCGGGTAAATAGAAATGTAAGTTGCACGTTGCTCTCTTGCCAATTCTGAAAATGTTTTACCTTTATTCATTTTTTTTTTATTTATACAAATATATAATATATTTTATCTGAATAGAACTCATTTTTTTATTTATTATAAGAATAAAAAATGAAAATCGTTATTATAGGGCAAAATGAAGGTAAATCTATCCAGCCGATGTTGGATTCTTTAAAACCATACTCGCAATACTCCAGAATTTGGGTTCTGGATCGGTGTTCCGATGATTCCGCGGCACAATTAAAATCTGCAGGAGAGTTCTTTATAGAAACGCCTTCATGGTTGAAAGGACGACAGACAGCTTATTCGCGAAATCTCGGGGCATCAGCCGCCGGCGATGATGATATTCTGTTTCTTGACGGTGACCGATGGATTACTTCCGGAAGCATTGCCGGCATTGAGAGCTCTGAAACGGATATTCAGCTGTTGCGGCTCGAAAATGATTCCAGAAACTCAATTACAGACTATCAGGAATCTTATGGCACGGTATACAACGGGTTCTTCTCATGCGGGTTATTCATGAAAAAAACGGCAATCCAGAAAGTAATTCAATTTCAGGGAGAACTTTTTAAATTATCAACGCAAGAAAAATGGGGCATTGAGGACTGTTATCTCGGTGATGTCTGCTATCATCTCAAACTTACGGCAGATTTATATAAGTGCTGTAAGTTGGCAGGAAAATTTGACCGTCTTTCATTAGACAACGGGCAAGTCCTCGTGGACAGATTCAAACTCAGAGATAAATTAAACGTTAAATGGTGAATAAAAAAAAACTCAAAGAATTTTTAGTTCTTTGAGTTTTTCTTTTGATACTTTATTTAATTACGTGTAGCAATAAGCTGGTACGTACCATCTATGATTCCAATAAACAAATTCTATAAATCGAAACCTGCCAATCGCATAAGATTGATAATGTGTTCCGCCATCGGCATTTGAAAAATCAATCTGGTCATCCATTACAGACGTTTCAAATGTAGTAGATCCATCAGCATTCCATGTCTTACCGTCCGAAAAATAGTTATATGGATATATTTCAAGCGTTCCGACTGTTCCGCCGCACATCACTTTTATCGAATGTCCATTTGTAAATTCAGTCGCACAAGAAATCCCGGCAATTTTTACGGTCGTTGTCCCCGTCCCAGAAATATATAGTAATGATGTAGAACTTGGAATATTCTTTAAAAAATAAACTGTTGTATCATTATTAAAAACAGATAATGGGCAATATGAATAAGTTGCGTAATTTTCCTGAGTTATTTCAAAAGTACCATAAACAACTTGATGTACAAAATTATATACACCGTCAGAAGTAACCGGATTTGTGCTGCCATCTGTTGGAGTTGTATCAAAAGTCAACTTTCCCTGCTTTGCCGCTAACGCATCATAAATTCCGTTACTTCTGACCGGGTTTGTACTACCATCTGTTGGAGTACTGTCAAATGTAAGGGTGTTCTGTTTCTTTGCAAGTGCCGTATAAACTCCTCCGGAACTAATTGGAGTTACCGAATCCTTTGTTACCTCCCCAGTCCAGTCAGATAAAAGCCTATGTTGATTGCCAAAACTCAAAATTCCTTTTGAAGTTACCGGGTTAGTGCTGTTCGCCGTCGGAGTACTGTCAAATGTAAGGGTGTTCTGTTTCTTTGCAAGTGCCGTATATATTCCTCCGGAAGTTACCGGATTAGTACTGCTTGCCGTCGGCGTTGTATCAAAAGTCAATACATCCTGCTTCGCATAAATCGCAGTGTAAATTCCTTTTGATGTTACTGGATTCGTACTTACACTACTTGGAGCATCATCAAAAGTCAAAATCCTTTGATAGTTCTTTGCCACATTTGCAGAAGTAATATAGGTTGCCGCCGTCCACATATAAATACCTCCAGAAGTAACCAGATTGGTACTTCCAATAGTAGGTATCGTATCAAAAGTCAACTTTCCCTGCTTTGCCGCTAACGCATCATAAATTCCGTTACTTGTGACCGGGTTTGTACTACCATCTGTTGGAGTCTCATCAAATGTCAATTGTGTCACTGAAAAATCTGCAACTCCCACAGCTGTCGTTGAGATAGTCACAGACCCGTCAGTGGACGTCAGATTTGCCGTTTTTTGATAGCTTGTTAAATCAACAAGTCCGCACTGTGCGTCCCATTTCCCGTCAGACGTATAAGCAATATTTGTCCCGGCAGGATATATTTTCGTTTCTCCTGCTACATAATCAATAAAACGGCTGTCTATTGTGAAAGAATCTGTAATATTATAGACGTCTCCCTCTGTTAATCCGGTAGTCGGAATATTTGCAAACGTAACGCTTCCTTTCGGATGATATGCTGCCGGTATAGAACTAATTTCTGTATCCACATAACTCTTTATTCCCTCACTTGTTACCGGGTTCGTACTGCTTGCGGTCGGTGTGGTGTCAAATGTCAATTTATCTTGCTTTGATGCTGTCAGACTGGCAATACTTGTTGCATTTGTAGCAATTCCTTTTGTGTTGGTTGCTATATTTGTCTCATTAGCTGCGACGCGAGTCTTCAGATTCGTGATATCAGTTGTGTTTGCTGTAATATTTGTCACATTTGCAGCAATATCAGCTTTATTTTCCGCAACTTGAACTTTAAGTGCGGTTATATCAGTTGTATTTGTTGTAATATTTGTCACATTTGCAGCTACATCAGTCTTTAATCCGCTTATATCCGTTGTGTTGTCTGCAACAGTCGCTTCTAAGTTGGCTATATTTGTCTCATTGACAGATACCCTGGACGATAATGCCGATATATCAGTAGCATTCTCGGAAATCTTTGCGGTGTTCGTCGTAATATTTCCCTCATTGACCGTCACACGAGTTTTGAGTGCAGAGATATCTGCGGCGTTCGTTGAGATGTTAGTTGTATTTTCCGATACATCAGTTTTTAGCCCGGCAATGTCTGAAGTATTTTGGGAGATACTTGTCGTATTTCCTGCAATATTCGCCGTATTAGTTTCTACTTGGGCTTTCAGCTCTGTCAAATCTCCACCGATAGACTGCTGCAAATTAGCAATGTCCGTTGTATTTGTAGCAATATTCGCTGTATTCGTGGTTATGTTGGTGGTATTTTTTGCAATAGCTGTATTTAAATCTGACAGATTGAATGTCGTATCAAATGCAACTTTGTTTGCAGTCACGTCAACATAGAAATAAATATTCTTATTGTCTGCATTCAGATTATATTTCGCCTGGAAAATATCGGGTACCGTTATATCCGGATAGCAATAAATATAAAAAGCCCCAATATTGTCCTTTACGTTATATATTGTTCCGTTGATACTTATCGTTTCCAGTGTTTTTCCGGATGCAATATATAAAAATACGCGGTCCCTGCCAGAAGAAGTGAAATAAATGTTATCTGTTGTTCCCGCAGAAACCGAATAAAGCGTGCTGTCCGCCATTGCATCAGATATATCTGTTGTTGTGCCGGCTTGTATCTGTGCAAAGGTACTTGTGACTATCGGCTCTGTATCAGATGTATAAACAACGCTCTCACTGGTTCCTTTCGTGTTTGCAACGTTTCCAGTCTCTAAAGCAAAACTTCCCGAGGTGTTATTTAATATGAACAACTCAAACGGATATGTGTTGTTGACCTTTGTATTACAATATAGCTTCCCGTCAGAATTGACAGACAACGACGCTACCTGAGAACTGGAATAAATCTGGTATATTCCTCCAAAATATTTTACGATTCCGAAATCATTGCAGGAAACCCAGAATAACGTATCATTTGCAGACAAAGCGCTTGCAGTCACAACATAATTGTCAAAAGCATCTAAATCTGTCCGCCATTGCAGTAATGCGGAATCAACCTCATTAGAAATTGATTTCCAGGCTGTTCCGTCCCAAATAACGCAAGTTCCCGCATTCCATCTTTTTGAATCCAGAATAAAGGACTCTGTAATCTCTGCAATACTTCCTGCTTCACGGGAAGAATCCCGGGGTATAGAGTCTATACTGTCAAAAGATCCGATAAACATTATTCCCTGCTTCTTTTTGAGATACCGCATCAGTAACTCATGATAGTATTGCAGGCGCTCCCACGAAAGGACGTCTTTCGGTTCACTTTCAAAATTTGCTGCCATTTATTTTAATATTGCGTTTATAATTAATCCTATACCTGCCAGTAGAATAGCGGCAGAAGCCCCATAAATGATCCGGGTCAGCATAACGTGTCTCGGCGTTATTTCAAACATAAAATAACCGGTTTCATTTACATATTTTATTTTTATGTCTATCAAGTCCAAAATTGACTCACCGATAAAAAACTGGGTGAATGACTGATCCGCCTCTCGTGCCCATTTCAACATAAAATCATACCAGTACTGTTTTTCTATTTTAGAAAAATCATAGTATATCAGTCCCTTGTTAATTTCTGTTGGGGATAAGCAAAAACACCATCCGCCAGTGGTTTTTGATAGATCCATTCCAAACTTACGGTTAAATCTTTGTTTGAATTGTGCACTGTCAATAATCTTTGTGACAATTAAATTTGAATTATATTTGTCAATTAATTTCATAACTATATAATATAAATAAAAAGGTACCCAAAAACATATTTGGATACCTTCAAAATTACATATTACTTGTAATTACTTTTTAGCTTTTGCTTTTTTTGCTTTTTTCGTTTCTGTATCATCAGTCGTACTGTCATCCGTTGACTCAGTTACCAGTGTTTCTGTTTTTTCAGCATCAACAATAGGTGTTTCTGTTTTTTCAGCATCAACAACCGGTGCGGCATCTTTTTTATCCTCAGTTACCGGTGTTTCTGTTTTTTCAGCATCAACAACCGGTGCGGCATCTTTTTTATCCTCGGTTACCGGTGCAACTTCTGTATCTCCGGGTGAGTTAAATAAATCTAACCCGTAATTTTTGACCTGAGCAAAACGCTCGGCAGCAAATTTTGTTGTTAACACAAACGGCTTTAATTGATTAATCGTGTCAATCCACTCTTTCATCGAATTCGATTTGCCGAGTTTTGCTGCTAAAAATACGCCCTGGTTGTTCAATACCGGGCGAAGGTAATTAAAAAAATTTATCATTGCTTAAATATATTTCTAATTTGCGTTAATTTTAAATTCAAATATATAATATCATTTTTATAGACTTGTTCTCCGGCAAAAGCATAACTCAAAAACGTATGAAACAAACTATTTTCCGCATAACCGGAATTATTTTGTATATTAAAAAGCAATTCTTGTTTTTCATCAACAGTAAACTTCATGTCAAGAATCTTATTTAAGTATAATCTGTCCGGTTGGGAAAAAAGCTTTGCGTACTCAAAATTTGAAGCCATCATTTCTATTTCTGAACTTGAAAATTTGGAATTTAAATGCAATTTATATAATTTACATAAAAAATCAGATTTTACAGTTTTTATAAATTCTTTAAAATTATCATTTGCCAGCAAAACATTAAAAATTTGGTTGATTATGTTTTTTAGAGTTTCACTGTCAACTTTCATTTTTTTGCAAAGCTTTGAAAAACTCACTGTTGCAAATCCGGGATTATATAGTGATACAAAAATATAATACTCTTTTGCAGACAGCACGGACTTTAATTCTTTACTGTAATCCGTTCGGTGAATAAGCGCGGAAAAATCTTGCTTCATCAATTGATCTATCGCAATATCAAAATTTGCCAACTCCGGATACAAATTTATCAAATTCGATTTTATTTGATCCGTCAAAAAGCCAAATAAAGAATGAATATGTGGTACTTCTGCCGGAAATGCAAGGTTTAAACGAAAATTATGCACACAATAGTCAAATGAAAAAAACAACTCAGATACAATGTTGTTCACTTTTCCGAAACTTCCGGATTTTTCTAATTGAACATTTGACCAATCGGCAATAAAAAGCAATAACGGCGCATAATGTTCAAACATTAATAAAATCGATTCTTGTGAATTCGTATCGATCGCCTCGTAATATAGTGCTTTAATCGGAAGGGATTCCTCACAAATGTCGTCAAATGCTAATAATACATGCGGAATATACCCGGAAACCCCACGGTTACGTAACCGCACGTACAGAATCCTAAGTTTCCGATAGTCCGGTGTTTTATTTTTCTGTACAATAAAATCATAAAATTCTGTATAGGTAACTATTCCGTTTTTTATCAGAAGCTCAGTTATCTCGCGAATGCCGTCCGGTAATTGACCGGCTTCTTCGGCCTTTGCTAAATATTGCAAATAATGATCTATTCGATTCTCGCGAGTTAACATATAACAAAATTTTATTTATAATACAGATTATTTTGAATTTTTGCCCTCAGAGTCTTTTTTCTTCTCGTCCTCAATATTTGGGTCCGGGAGCAAATATAAAATATTCACCAGTAAAACAAATCCGCCAACAATCAAACACGCATATCCGATGATTTTTTTGACAACTTCAATGTCAATAGTACCAAAAACCAACCAGTAGCCGAATAAAACGACTATTATGCACTCCATCAAACGTATTAATCTCATAATTCTATTTTTTGTGTATAAGCATATTGCTCGTTGATTATATATAGCATTATTGTTTG